GTATGGTGGGCATGATACAACCAAATAAAATTATGAAAACTACCGTATTAGGCATTCTTACAATCGTAGCAACAGCTTCCAACGTAGCCATCCAGATCATCTCTGGTGAGTCTCCAGACTTTGCCGCAGCATTTGCCGCTGTCATCGCTGGTGTCGGGCTAATCAAAGCCGCTGACGCAAAATAAATTGCAAATCCTAAGCTTAATAAAAGTGAAGGACATTGGTCATAGCACTATTGGCACGATTGCACCGCTTCTTGGTGTCATCACATCTCTACAAGAGCAAGTTGAGTATGGACTGCGCATCAGCGGTCTATTAGTCGGCTTGATTGTAGGGTTGCTAAGCCTATGGCAAATCATCAAGAAACTATGAGTCTCGCAAAAGAAATCGTTCGCATCGCCAAGGCGGAAGTCGGTGTGCGCGAGATTAGAGACACTAATTGCGGAGTTCGCGTTGACGAATACAAGGCAGCTACATGGCTCAATCCCAAGAAAGGATGGGCGTGGTGCGCTGCGTTCGTCTGCTGGGTAGTTCGCGAAGCTATGGCATCTACGGGAGTTAAGCAGACCAAGACGTTCAAACGTCCTCGCACCGCTGGCGCATGGGATTTTGAGAACTGGTCACTTGAACAAGATGAAACAACCAACACGAAGAAACCTCATGGTGGAGACATCCTCCCTGGAGACATCGTAGTCTTTACATTCTCCCATATCGGCATTGCTGTGTCGTCACCCGACTATGATGGGAACATTACAACTGTGGAAGGTAATACTGACGCAGCAGGATCAAGAGAAGGAGGCGGGGTTTACCTCAAATCTCGGCACCTTTCCAAGATCCGCTCACGCATCCGCTTTACAATCTGAGTAATATTCTACGCAAAAATGGGCAATAATGCCTAGTTTGAGCAACATTATACGCAAATGAAACCAATAAAAAGCAAGTCTAAAATTATCGTTCTACTGTCAGACCTGCATATTGGTTCTGTCGTGGGTCTATGGCCAGCTAACTTCGTATCTAACGAGGGATTCCCTATCGGTCAAAACCCGTTCCAGAAATGGCTATGGGCTTGCTGGGAAGATTGCCATCAGTGGGTATCTAAAATCGTAGGTGATGAGCCATACGAGCTAGTCATCAATGGCGACTTGGTAGAGGGGCTACACCATCGCACCACTCAAGTTATGAGTGCAGACATCGGAGATCAATCCGCTGCCGTCATGGAGATCCTAGAGCCAGTGGCAAGCAAAGCATCAGGTGTTCACATTATCAAGGGAACAGAGTGCCACACTCGCAATGACGAGATCCGTCTTGGCAAAGCACTAGGTGCATCCAAGAATCCTGAGAATGGTCAGAACGCATGGGATAACCTAGACATCGAGATTAACGGAACTCTAGTTAACTTTGCTCACCACATTTCCGCAACATCCCGTCCGTATCTGGAGGCAGGAGCGCACAGCATTGCCCTCGGTGTCATCACCCATACCCGTGCTAGAGTAGGCAGACGTGTGCCATCCGTCATCTGTCGAGCGCACCGGCACCGGCACGGCATCTGGACAGACGGCAACCAAGCATCGCTCATAACAGGCGCGTGGCAGGGTCTTACTCGCCATGGCTACAAAGTAGTCCCCGATGCCATCTCAGAGCCTTCCTGCATCATCCTAGACGCAAGAACGACCGACAAAGGCGACCTTCCACTATTCCATCAACGCAAATACATTCCGTAATGGCAAAGAGCATCCCAAAAGTAACAGGCATGGATTGGATTCTGGAGCAATTCAATCAAACAGAAATGTCTCCAGATGAATTTACAGTTGAGATGGTTGTTGCAAAACTAGGCAGTCCTTATCAACCCGTCAGAAACAGGATGAAAAGGATGCACGAAAAGGGGGAGTTGACATGTCGGAAGCTCCTAATCAAAGGTCGATACGTCAATGTCTATAAGAAGGTTGAGGGCTAGGCTTGTTGCTTTCTCCTGAATGATTCCCAGTTGAATAGTAGTTTCGCCCCGTTCTCCTCGATCCGATCAATCACCGCAGGAGACAGCGTGGATGCCAGCTTCTCCCATGTGTAATTGGAAATCAAGATGGTCGGCATGTCAGCAGCATATCGTGCGTCGATGATAGCTGTTAGCTTGTCATCCTCAAATTTTGTCTCCGCTCGCACCTGCACTTCATCAATCACCAGCAAGGCAGCTTCACAATACTCTTGTATCACTTCCTTTTCTGACTTCTGCGAATTAGGTGAGTAGCACGATTTGATCGACGTAAACAGATTCATTGCCGTGGTGTAAAGCATCGGACGCTTCTTCGTGTTTATCGTCCACCCAATCCCACCATTGCTCATTGTTGGATTCTTCGACTTATGCGCTCTAGCTACCTCCCATGCCATGCGTGTCTTGCCTGTACCATATCCTCCGTAAAGGATCGTAATGCCCCCAGAATCGGTTGTAGCTAATGCCTTGGCATAGTTTGCCAACCATCCGTCACCTGTCGCTGGTGGGGCATCCTCGTATCGTTTTGGAAATCCTCTTAGTGTGTTCATAACATTGTTGGTGTTTCTATTGCTTTCACCTTCGGCGTGTCTGCAAACATGTCCATTTGCGCGGTTTCAGCTTTTACGCGAGCAATGCCAGCCGCAAAGTAGTCTGGATCTAGCTCGCAGCCCGTGAGATGCACGCCGCTGTAATGCGCCGCGATTGCGTGGCTCATACTGCCGAGGTGCGTGTCGAGGATCTTCATACCCTCCTTGGCGTAGTTGGCGAGAAGCCAGCGGTAAAGGTCGATTGGTTTTTGCGTTGGATGTATCTTGTCACCCTGCAATGAGTTGCGCCTGTAAATTTTTGCAACTGCGTCAAATGAAGTCCACGCAAGCTCGCACATTGCAAGGCTAAAATCTTCTGCGTTTATTTTGTCCCAAACTATCCAGCAACGAGAAGGGGAAAGCAAAAAATAGTTACCACCCCAAATGATTTGATTTTTTGATGTTCTGAAAAGCTCTTGAAAATAATAATGGTCAGGAACAATGTCCCACCCTTTATTTACAACTTCATTGAATTGCATTTTCCCATTTTTGCCGCCTTTGAATTTGTCGCCAATCCCATACGGAGGATCAACGATAGCCAAGTCGAAATGCTTGTCTGGAAATTCACGCATCAAGTCCATGCAGTCCATGAGCCGCAGGTCGAGCGTGTTTGTTTTGTAGTGTGTGATTTTCTGTGTGTTCATGGTAAATTCAGAATGTCTAATACTGTGTAGCTGTTGCCCTTCTTTTGCAGGAAGGAGTAGTCAATCGGCATTGTCGGCTCGATCTTCTCTGATTCCTCCGTGCGCATGAGCAACTCTGCCGCTTGGCTAGGATTGCACTTGTTGCGCAAGGATAGTCGTCTGATACGCTGATACGTTTCCTGTGACAAGCGCAGGACAATCGTAGCCTTTTGCTCCCACGGCTTGTGTCTCGGTCTGCCGCAAATCATGCTAAAGCCTTCGTCGCTCGCTCTCTTGGCTCTTTTTTTCATAGAGCCTTGTATTGTGCGTAGGTTTTACCGTTGGATTTGACCTTAGTAGTGCTGATATCAATCCCCTTGTTGCGGAGTTCTGCAATCCGCGCTGCCAGTCTCATACATCCCCATTTCTGGAGTGCTTGTAGCGGGGTTATCTTGTGTCCTTTAAGAAGCCATGCTTCTATCTTCTTCGTTGTGCTTGGTTGTTTATTCATATCGTGTGTTCTTGAGAGTTGTTTCCCCACCGCGCCTGAACAGAGCGGCAGGGGTTTTTCTTCGCGTCAGCACTTGCTGGGCGAGGAAGGTTTATAAAGTATCACCATGGAATATCATCAGCCTGGTCGTCTTTCAACTTCTGAGATTGTCCAATCGTAAGTGTTTTGCAGTTTCCAAGAATCGCGCCTTTTTCACCGGCGCCCCGTCGATCCTTGCCGATGTCGAGTGTAATCATGTGGGTATTCCCATACTGATCCTCGCCTTTCTTATTTTCAAGAATGTCGCAATTCAGGTAAATCCCACCCTTGTCTGAGACGAAGATGTTTGCAGCTTTTACTGGGATTGCGACGAATTTCTCGCCTGTTTTTGTGTCGAAAACTTTTACGCCTTCGATCTTCTGTAGTCCTATGTTTGCTTTTAGTATTTGCATGTTATTTATTAGTTGGAGATTAGTTTGTTTTCACGAAAATGCCGTCGATCATTGTGCCGTTCCGCTTGCTGATTGTATCGTAAGCCATCTGAAGACATTCCTCAAGTGTAAAACCATACATTTCGCAGACTCCGATGAGTGTGACCACTGTGTCGCCGATGCCGTCTTTGATTTCGTTGAGAAGATCAAGACATTCGTCAGCACCAACACCAGATTGTAATTCCACATTCGCACCTAGGTATTTCAATTTGACCACTGCATCTCTCGTTTCAGTAAGTTCTTCTTGGGTTTTCTCTAATTGTTTAAGAGGATTACTGTTTTTAATGATTTCTTTTGCGTAAAACCATTGGCGTGTTTTATAAATTAGTTCATCCATAGTATAAATTGGTTCATTCATAGTTTTAGTATTTATCTTGTTTTACTTTTTCTGCTAATTTTTTAATTTTCTCAATTACGTCATGGTCGCAATAATTCTTTTCATCATTTATTATTGCTTTAAATAGCTTTAAGCACATCTCCCCGAGTGGAGCACTGTCGTGCATTATCATTTCACGGATTACCATGTTTGTAAATTGAACAACTTCTGGAGTATCAGCGTATTGCATGAAATCACGCGTTGCGTCCATCAATTGCTTTTTTGTTATTTCTATTGTTGTCATCGTTTATTGGATGATGTTTTTTGTTTGTTGGTGATTGGCGAGCGTGGCAGGGTTTGCACCTGCAATGTGACTTGTGGCTTAAGCCCCGCCTTGTCAGCATCGTTGAATCATCTTGGGGCGGCCAATGATCCCTCTTGTGCTTGCGTCTAATTCCGCCACACGCTCAAAATTGTTAGTTGTCCTTCACGAAAACGCCGTTGATCATCGTCCCGTTGCGCTTGCTGATTACGTTGTAGCTATGCTCTACGCACTCGTTAAGCTTTAGACGGTGACTCATTGACAACTGATCCAAGCAAGCATTTGCGTAAGCGTATGTATCAGCGTGGCGGAAGCTCATTAAATCAATGACGCATTTTCCTATTTGCTCAAACGCTTCTTTGTTCGACAACTCATCAATGCTGGCAATTCCAATATTCTCGAAGTTATTCATTTTTGCATGTATCACCAGCGTAACATAAACATCCCCGATGCCGTCTTTGACTTCTTCTAGGAAATCACGCTCGCTAGTATCATATCGCGATTGATTGTCATACAAAGCCACAGCCTGAGCCGTTTCGATTAGCTCCTCAAGCGTTTTGGCAAGCTGACCCTCTGGTGTTCCGTTGGCTAAGATGCCCTTGTCATCAGCCCATTTCAAGATTAGTTGGTTTAAGTCGTTCATGGTGTTTTGTTTTTGGTTAGCGACTCAGCCTACATGAGTAGGAACAGCAGAGCTTGTCCGTTCGGCTGAGTCGCCAAGATGTTCAAATTTTTGTGCGAGCTTCTTTAGAGTTGGCTGCGGCAATGGTTCTGGTTCTGGCTCTTCGCATCCGCATTCGTTGCATGTCAACGAGTTACTAGTGCAAGCACTGCATGGTGGGTTTATGTGGCATGAGCAATTCTCGACTTGCGGATATTGCATGATGCCTTGATGGCATTCGGGACATTTGCATCCCTCTTCAAATTTATTATTCATGTTGCGTGTTGATGGTTTATTTTGTTTTTTACTCATGGTTTTCGCTTGTGCCGTTTTCTCATCCCCTCCCACGATACTTCATAGGCTCTCTCCCATGCGGGGTTGCGATTATCTAGCATCACCCACCAAATGCTCCTGCGCTTGCGGAAAAGGTGCGAGGCTCGCGCTTGCTTACGTTTGTTTTTCATTCTTTCCATTTTCCTAGGGTTCTGAGGTAAGCCTCGCAGCGTTGGCGAGCGGTTGCCGAAATTGGGTCGGCACTAAAATGTGTGCTGTTTTCAAAATCTCGCAAAGATGCAGTTGATAAATGACGGTAGTATTTATTGTAATCGCCATCATTTAGCGACTTCTCAAACTCATGGCAAGCGTTTAGGTCGGAGGTGTAGTTTGGGCAAGATG